TTAGACCAACTATATTAATGGACTTAACATTTAATGGTTTTACATATAAAGATGTAGAGATTGGTTTAGACCAAAGACCTAGATCAGGCTCTGATTTACTTGTAAACAGAGATTTAATGAGATTAATGAATATTAGTGTCAATCCTAATAGAACTTTCGTATTAAGTAGAAGATTGAAACCGATTAAAAAAACAGGAAAACAAGATAAAGTTGGTTTTGAACCAGATAAAGAAGACAATAACGAGAAATAGCTTGACTTTTCTTGTATAACCTGTTATAATGTAGATATTAAAAAAGGAGAATATTATGTCAAATGTGAAAATCTTTAGACTACAAACAGGCGAAGACTTAATCGCCGGCAAATCAGAAAAATCATCAGCAGAGGTGTATCACTTAAAAAAACCATTTGTGATTATTCCAATGCAAAAACAACCAGGCGGACCTGTTCAATTACAAATGACAGCTTACATGCCTTACTCAGATGATACAACAGTTGAAATGGATAAAACTAAAATTATGGCAGAGGTAACACCGAAAGCTGATATTTTAAATTCATACAACGCAAATGTAGGATCAGGTATTATTCAGGCTGCAAAACCTAAATTAATAACTGATTAATGATTACAGTTTATTTTGTAAGAAACGGCTCTAAAATTAGAGTTAGTGTTCCTGAGAACACGACTCTAATGGAAGCTGCCAAGTTTCACTCACCAATAGATATACACGAAATACCTGCCGATTGTGGTGGTAGTTGTGCTTGTGCTACATGTCATGTACATGTCGGCCAACAATGGCTTGACAAGTTAGGCAAAATAGACTATAATACACCAGAGATTGAGTTGTTAGAATACGAAAAACATTTTAAAGATGGCAGTAGTAGATTAGCATGTCAGATTGTTTTAAAACCTGAACATGATGGTCTTATTGTGAATTTAATTGATGACCCTTTACTTAGGAAATAATGAACTTTTATAAAAATGTAATAGAACACAGAGGCAAACTTCTTATTAGAGGTGTACTTGATGGTAAAGACTATAAAGATAAGATGAACTTTAGTCCTACTTTGTATGCCCTAACTCAACAAGAAACAGATTTCAAAACATTACAAGGTCAATTTTTAAAACCTATTACATTTAATTCTATTGACGAAGCTAGAAAGTTTAAAAAATATACAGCAACAGAAAACTCTCCCATTTACGGATTAGAGAGATACCACTATCAATACATTGGTAAAGAATGGCCAGAGGATATTAAATGGTCTAAAGATCATATAAAGATATTCACACTCGATATAGAAACTACTTGTGAAAGTGGTTTTCCTGACGTAGAAAATCCTATTGAAGAACTACTTTGTATTTCTGTAAAAAATCATTCTAACAAACAGATTATAACCTGGGGTGTTGGTGATTTTAAAACTGATAGACATGATGTAACTTATGTAAAATGTAAAAACGAAAAACAGTTGATGTTTGAGTTTATGACTTTTTGGATTAAAAATTATCCTGATATTATTACTGGTTGGAATACTAAATTTTTTGACTTACCATATCTAATGGGCAGGATTACTCTTATAGCTGGTGATAAAGTTGCAAACAAAATGTCGCCTTGGGGTTTGATACAAAGAGATACTATTATGGCAAGAGGCAGACCTAAAACTGTCTATGATGTAAAAGGTATTACAAACTTAGACTACTTAGACTTGTATCAATGGTTTATACCACAAAGACAAGAGAGTTATAAACTCGACTTTATTGGTCAGTTAGAACTTGGCCGTGGTAAAGACGATATGCCATATGATACATTTAAAGATTGGTATACAAAAGACTTTCAATCATTTGTTGATTATAATATACAAGACGTTGAGATTGTTGATGGTTTAGAAGACAAGTTAGGTCTTATTGACTTATCTTTAACTGTTGCATATGAAAGTAAAGTAAACTATGGTGATATATTTTCACAAGTGAGAGTATGGGACACTTTGATTGCCAATCATTTAATGAAAAAGAATATTTGTGTTCCTCCAAGAGAAGATAATTATAAGAATGAAAAATACGAAGGCGCTTATGTAAAAGACCCTAAACTTGGTCAACATAAATGGGTAGTTTCATTTGATATTAACTCACTATATCCACATATTATTATACAATACAATATTTCGCCAGAGAAAATATTAGGCGAAAGTCCAGCAGGAATATCTGTAAATAAAATGTTAGATCAAACAACACCTCTAACATATCTTAAAACAGAGGGTGCATGTATTACACCAAACGGTGCAAAATTTAAAACAGATAACCAAGGTTTCTTACCTGAAATGATGGAAACAATGTACAATGAAAGAGTTATCTACAAGAAAAGAATGTTAAAGGCTAAGAAAGAATATGAAAAGACAAAAGACCCTAAACTTGTTAGAGAAATATCTCGTTGTCATAATATTCAGTGGGCAAGAAAGATTGCCTTAAACTCAGCTTATGGTGCAGTTGGTAATCAATACTTTAGATACTATGATGTAAGACAAGCAAGTGCTATTACTACAGCAGGTCAATTCATTATTAGGTTTATTGAAAGTAAAGTAAATGAATATTTAAATAAAATATTAAAGACACATGATAAACATGATTATATTGTTGCCTCAGATACAGATTCAATTTATGTTACACTTGACAAACTTGTTAGTCAAACTTGCGAGGGTAAAACAGATGACCAGATATGTAACTTTTTAGATAAAGTTGTCGATAGCAGAATAGAACCTTTTTTAGAAAAGTGTTTTGACGAACTTGCCGATTATACTAACGCATTTAAAAACTGTATGGTAATGAAACGAGAAGTTATTGCCAACAAAGGTATATGGGTTGCAAAGAAAAGATATATGTTAAACGTATTGGATGAGGAAGGCGTTAGACTATCGGATCCTAAATTAAAGATTATGGGTATTGAAGCTGTCAAGTCATCAACACCACAAGTTTGTAGAGGTAAGATTAAAGAAGCGATTAGAACAATCATGTCTAAAGAAGAAACAGATTTACACAAACTTATTGCTGATTTTAAAAAAGAGTTTTTTCAAATGTCAGCTGAACAAATATCTTTTCCTAGATCATGTAACAATATGAAAAAGTATAAAGATAGTAACAATATCTTTATTAAAGGAACACCTATTCATGTTAAAGGTGCTCTTATATATAATCATCAATTGAAAGAATTTAATCTAAGTAGAAAGTATCCTTTAATACAAGAAGGAGATAAGCTTAAGTTTTTAAAACTAGTAGAGGCTAATCCATTTAAATTTGATGTGATAAGTTATATTACTAAACTTCCACCAGAATTTAAACTACAACAATATATAGATTATGAAACACAATTTGAAAAGACTTTCCTTGATCCTATGAGATTTATCTTACAGGCTATCAATTGGAAACATCAACCAGAAGCAAATTTGGAGGCATTTTTTGGATGAAACAAATACTAAAATTATTTCCTGAAGTTGTCTATACTAAAATATTAGACATTGATATACAACCATATATTGATCCAATAAAACAATTAGAGTGGACTAAAAGTGGCCATTTGAATAATAGAGGTGAAGTATCAGAAGCTTCAGTTAATTTATATATTTTTGAAGAAGAACTTTTTAAACCACTTGCAGATGAACTTATGAAAGAGTTTAATTTATTTAAAAATGATATTTTAAATTATCAATCGAATGAGTTTTTATACACCACTTCTTGGGGCACCAAAACTGAACCACTGGAACAGAGTGAATGGCATAATCATAATAATTGTTTGTACAGTGGTATATTCTATATGCAAGTAGGTGATAATACAGGTAATTTAATGTTCCAAGATTTTAACAAAAAAAATTTAAGTTTAACGCCGTCTAGTTATAATGAATACAATTCAATTAGTTGGCAAATAGAACCAAAGGATAAAATGTTGGTTCTATTTCCGAGCCACCTATATCATAAAATAGGCAGAAACATGAATAAAGATAAAGCAAGATATTCAATTGCATTTAATTTAATGCCAATGGGGGATATGGGTAAAGGAGATAGTAAGTTAATATTAGACATATGATAAATTCTCTAATACTTTTATATTTTACTGTCTTTATATTTTTTCAAATGGGTCAAAGACTTGCAATGACACCAATAGATACTAAAAAATTTATTATTATAATGTTGACAGTATGGATATTCGTAAAAAATATAGCGTAATCTATGCTGACCCTCCTTGGTCGTTTAGGACATATTCTAACAAGGGTAAAGATAGAAGTCCTGAACAACACTATAGTTGTATGACATTAAAAGATATATGTAATCTTCCTGTAAATAATATTGCAAAAGAAAATTGTGTATTATTGATGTGGGTGTGTGACCCTATGTTAGATCAAGCTCTTAAAGTTATAGACGCATGGGGATTTAAATATAAAACAGTAGGGTTTACATGGGCAAAACAAAATAAACACGGACTAGGAATGTTTACAGGTTTAGGATATTGGACCAGAGGCAATCCTGAAATGTGTTTACTTGCAACGAAAGGTAAACCAAAACGAATCAATAAAGATGTAAAACAATTAGTAATAGCTCCTAGAGGAAGACATAGTGAAAAACCACTTTTACATGAAGATATAGAAAGACTTGTGGAAGGGCCATATATTGAACTATTTGCCAGAAAGAAAACCAGAAAAGGTTGGGACTATTGGGGTAATGAAGTGTGACATACTTGATACTTGCCTTTTTAATAATTATGTGTTATACTTTACCTATATTAATGTTGTGGAAAATGAATAATGAAAAGCCTGAATAGAGAAGAAGCACTATATTGTGCCAATGTATTCTCAAACTATTTTGACCAATTTACTAGAATTGACCAATATATGAGAGATCAAAAGATGGCTCAGATTGAATCTATACCAACTGCTCTTCCTGGTATGGGATTAGAAAACGAATTGTTTAGTGATTTTACCATGTCACCTGAAGATATGGATTTAGAAGTAGTTGAACTAGATAACCACACATGGGATACTTGTATTAATTTAATTTCAAGTCACAGTAATATGGTAAGTATTCCTGGTAAAAGTTTAAAGTTAGCAGTAAAAGAAAAAAATACAAATACATATGTTGGTTTTATGAGATTTGGTTCTCCTGTTATTAATATGAGGCCTAGAAATATCTTACTAGGTAATGTACCTGATTTAAAAATATTTAATAAAACTGCCATTATGGGATTTGTAATCGTACCATCACAACCTTTTGGTTTTAATTATCTTGGTGGTAAATTATTGGCTGCCTTGTGTTGTTCACACTCAGTTAGAGAAAAATTAAATAAAAAATATGATATGAATTTATGTATGTTCGAAACCACAAGTTTATTTGGTAATAGTAAATCTGCTAGTCAATATGATGGTATGAAACCTATGTTAAAAAATAGAGGATTAACTGATAGTGATTTTATTCCTATGATACATGGTAAACCATTTAAAGATTTACTTAATTATGTTGAAGACAAAATCGGAGTATTCATTAAAGAGGATGCCTCTAGTAGAAAATTAAAAATTACTACAGCTATACAAGGTTTAATTAAAAAGACTTTAGATGGTGATGATTTAAAAAAGTTTAAAGATACAATTGACAATGCTAAAAAATTAACTGAACGTAAAAGATATTATGTATCTAATTATGGTATAGAAAACTATATTGATATAGTAAATGGTAAAACAGATAAGATTGTTAAAGCACCTAACTTTGATAGATATAATGATGTTGAATTAATTGATTGGTGGAGAAAATTAGCTACTAAAAGATTTAATAATATCAAAGAAGATGGCAGATTGAGAAATGATATTGAAATCTGGACAAAAGATAGTAACATAGATATAATAAGATAAATAGTAATGATGGCAATTTCAGAAACATTATATATAGATTTAAAAGAATATTGGGACTATCAACGCAAGATAGAATACAATAGAGAAAAGTTAGACGAGCTGACACAAAAATTTGACAATAGATTGATGTCACAGTTTGGTCCTATAAGTGTTGAACAATTTAAAGAAGATATGTGGTTGAAGATTGACCCGATTGAATATGAAGACCCACCAAAGAATTGGGTGCCTAAAGATGAGAAGTATAGACTATGGAATGAAACTTACCCTCCAGATGTACCTCAATTAACAAAACCAAAGGGTAGACCAGTGGTCTTACAAGCAAAAAGGCTTGACTCTGGCAATAAAGTATGATATATTATAAACAATAGGAGATATTGATATGAGCAACTTTTTAAAAGATATAATTAAAGAAACAGGTAATGAATACGCCACAATAGTTAGTGAGGGTGTTGATACAGCAGATGTAACAAATTTTATAGACACAGGCTCTTATGCCTTTAATGCTCTATTATCAGGATCAATTTATGGTGGAATGCCAGCAAACAAGATTACTGCTATTGCAGGTGAAGCTGCAACAGGTAAAACTTTCTTTGCATTAGGTATTGTAAAAGCATTTTTAGATAAAGACAAAGACGCAGGTGTAATTTATTTTGAATCAGAGAGTGCAATCTCCAAAAGTATGATTGAAACTAGAGGTGTAGACTCTACTAGAATGGTCGTAGTACCAGTTTCAACAGTACAAGAATTTAGAACTCAATCTTTAAAAATTTTAGACAAGTATATTGAACAACCAGAGGATAAAAGAAAACCTTTGTTGTTTGTATTAGATAGTTTGGGAATGTTATCTACTACAAAAGAAATGGAAGACACAGCCGCAGGTAAAGAAACAAGAGATATGACTAGATCACAAATAGTTAAATCTACATTTAGAGTATTGACTTTAAAACTTGGTAAGGCAGGTGTTCCTATGATAATGACCAATCACACATATGATGTTATTGGTTCTATGTTCCCTCAAAAAGAAATGGGTGGTGGTTCAGGTTTGAAGTACGCCGCTTCATCAATAGTTTATTTAAGTAAAAGAAAAGAAAAAGATGGTACCGAAGTTATTGGTAACATTATTCATTGTAAAAATTATAAATCAAGGTTAACAAAAGAAAATGCTATGATTGATGTAAGACTCACATACAAAACAGGTTTAGACCAATACTATGGTCTGTTAGAACTTGGAGAAGCAGCTGGTGTATTTAAGAAAGTATCTACAAGATATGAAATGCCAGATGGTTCTAAAGTATTTGGTAAAACCATCAATGAGAATCCTGAAAAATATTTTAACAAAGAAAACTTAAAAATAATTGATGAGTATACCAGACGAAAATTCACATACGGATCAGACGAACAAGAATAAAAAGCGATACCTTTTTGTTCAATCGGATGGCGCTGACTTTACAGCCATAAAACTTGTTGACGACAAATATTTAAATGTTGTTTACAAGTATGGTAAAGTTGGATTTGCACCTGAAGAAAATGAACAAGGACAGTTGCCAATGAAGTTTGATTATGATATACTAAAGAATCCAGAGGAAAAGGATACAACTAGCCAAGACTTTATAGATTATATTGGAGATATACTATTAGAGTTGTTGGATAAACAATTGAAAGAGGGAAAGGTGGAATTTTTGAATGACAAATGAACGAATTGAACTTACAATATTAAGAAATTTATTCTATACAGAGGATTTTGTAAGAAAAACTTTACCTTTTTTAAAACCAGATTACTTCTCAAATAGAAACGAGAAAATTGTATTTGAAGAAATATATAAGTTTGTAAACAAATATAAAAATCCACCAACAAAAGAAACTATATTAATAGAACTTAATCAAAGAAAAGACATTAACAGTGACGAAATAGTTAAAATAAAAGAACTTATAGAAACTATTACACAGGACAGTGAAAAACCAGATTTACAATGGTTGTTTGATAATACAGAAAAGTTTTGTAAAGACAGAGCTGTACATAATGCTGTATTAGATGGTATTAAAATATTAGATAAGAAAGATGACAAGAGAACACCTGAAGCGATACCAAGTATTCTTGCAGACGCATTAGCAGTTAGTTTTGATAATCACATAGGGCATGATTATATAGAAGATTCAGAAAGCAGATATGACTTTTACCATACTAAAGAGAAGAAGTATCAATTTGATTTAGCTTATATGAATAAGATTACAAAAGGTGGTGTACCACCTAAAACACTAAACATTGCTCTTGCAGGTACGGGTGTTGGTAAATCTTTGTTTATGTGTCACTGTGCTAGTAGTTTTTTAGCTCAAGGTCAGAATGTTTTATATATCACTTTAGAAATGTCCGAAGAAAAGATTGCTGAAAGAATTGACGCAAACTTATTAGATGTTTCTATGGACGATTTACATGTAATGCCTAAAGATTTATACGATAATAAGATAGAAAAGATTAGAGGTAAAACTAAAGGTAAATTAATTATCAAAGAATATCCAACAGCGTCAGCTCATTCTGGTCACTTTAGAGCATTGTTTAATGAACTTGCGTTAAAGAAATCATTTAGACCAGATATAGTTTTTATTGACTATTTAAATATATGTACAAGTAGTCGTTTCAAAGGTGGTAATATATCATCTTACTTTTTAATTAAAGCAATCGCCGAAGAACTTAGAGGTCTTGCAGTGGAGTTTAATGTTCCTGTGTTCAGTGCAACACAAACAACTAGAACTGGTTTTGTAAGTACAGATATTGGTTTAGAAGATACCTCAGAATCATTTGGTTTACCAGCAACAGCAGACTTTATGTTTGCCTTAATCAGTAGTGAAGAACTAGAAGCCTTAGGTCAAATGAAAGTTAAACAGTTAAAGAATAGATATAATGATCCTAGTTTAAACAGAGCATTTATTATAGGTGTTGATAGAGCTAAGATGAAGTTGTATGATGTTCAAGTTTCAAGTCAAAACATAGTAGATAGTGGTCAACCAAAAGTTGATCCAATAAAATCTTCTTATGATAAATTTTCGGATTTTAAAATATGATAAAAGAATACTTTAGCACACCAGTTTTTGAAGAACTAATTAAAATTAATAATGATGATTTAAGACAAATTGCATTAGACAAATATAGACAAGAAGAAGGTGTTACAAAATCCAACTTATCAGGTTGGCAAAGCCAATATGTTGACCATTTACAAAAACAATTTATTCCATTGGTCGGAGAAGTCTTAACAAAGTCTAAAGAGATAACAGATTACTTTAATACAGGCAAAGAATTAAATAGAACACTACAAAATATGTGGATTAATATTAATCCTAAAGGTGGTTCTAATAGACAGCATAATCATCCAGGTGCCTTTATATCTGGTGTTTATTATGTAAATGCACCTGAGAATTGTGGTCCTTTAGCAATAGTTAATCCAAATACTAATTATGATTATCATTGTAATCGTATGAACATAAAGGAGTGGAATAGTAAAAACGCAGCTACATTAATTGTTATACCACAAACAGGTAAACTTGTATTATTTCCTAGTTTTGCGAGTCATTTTGTAGGGCCAAATGAAAGTGATGAACTTAGAATATCAATATCATTCAACATAGGCTTCGATAGAAAGGTGCTAGCATAATGGCAAAAAAACAAAAAGTAAAATTTCATAGAGGTGACAGACGACCAAGGCCTGATTCTGAAAATGTATCTTTAACATACAGAAAGAGAATGAAAAAGAAAGGCCATAAAATATACTGGCAAGTAGTAGAATATCCAACTAAAAATGTAATAAGTGAATACTTTTTTAGAGAAGACGCTGAAAAATTAGTAACTTTCCAAAACAAAAATCAAGTTTGGAAAGGCAATGGTGGCATACCGAAGTTTCTTTTTACTAAAATTTAGTTGCCAAATACACCTAAATATGATATAGGTAAAACAATTATGGCATATACAGTATTTCCAAAGTCAGCAAAAGAGGTAAGAGCTCTTAAAACTGATAAAACAAAGATACAAGAGATATTAAGACTATTCACTTTCTTAACTACAAAGTATAAGATGGTAGATACTCCTATTAATATTGACCCTAATAAGATAACAACGGTCAACATATCCAGAGATTTGCAGGCTTTAACAGAGATCACACAGATAAAAAATCAATCAAAGTTATCTGCTATTAAAATTAAATTTGGTAATGGATCAAAGGGTGGCAGAGGTGTCAATAATAAGGGTAACTTGTTTGAAAGACAATACACAGACGCCATAAAAGATTATCATGCTGGTGAAGAATTAAAAGATAGAAGTTTAGAGCCATCTGTTGAGGGTTTATATAAGATGTATAAACTAGCAAAACATAAAAATTTAGAAGTAGAACCGGTTGGTGAATTAAATGTTAGAAGACCACTAATATTTGGACCAGACATTGTAATGAAAGCAAGTGGACAACAAGGTAATAATGTAGGTCCTATAGTTACTGATATTACATTAAGAGATAAAAAAGGTGGTAAACCTGTGCTATATCTAAGTTTAAAAATGTCAGGTACTACAACTTTCTTTAATGTTGGTGTAAAAACAATATTAACTACACAAGAAATTAAATCTGGTGTAATCAAAAATCCAAATGGTAATAGATTACTAAAAATGTTTGGTGTTGATAAAGATGATTTTTGCGAAATATTTAATGGTAAAATGAAAAAAGGTTATAGTAAAAATGTATGGCCTAGTATGAGTAGTTTACAAAAAAACCAATTAGAAAAATTATTACAATCTGGTATAGGGCATGGTTATCATGTAATACACAGATTAGGTGGCACTGTCAAATCAACTAAAATTGACGAGTCGTATATGCGTCAAGCTGCTAAACCTACGTCACTAAATGTATATTATGGTGGTATGGGTGGTAACGGTAAAAGAATTGACATGGAAATAATCACTGGAAAATATCTTCTTAAATTAAATATAAGAGATACACAAGGTGGAGATGGTTATCCAACTAGATTAATGGGTGATTTTAAGTATCTTTAGTCTTATAAATAGTATTAACTGAAAATATTAAATGGATAACTTGACTATATTAATGGAACCAATGAGAGGCAAATGTTTAGTTTTAAAGGATTTATCACAAAGGGGCAGAATACCCATTTAGAACACTTAGAAGATTCTATCATAGATAGAGGTTCAAAAGGCGGTAAAGACGCCGTAATGTTTCTAAAATCAATAAAGAAAATGCTTACAGGTAATGTAGGTGGTAGACTTAATGTAACTGTTAAGTGGGACGGAGCTCCTGCTGTATTCTGTGGTATTAATCCAGAGAACGGTAAATTTTTTGTTGGTACTAAATCAATCTTCAATAAAACTCCAAAGATAAATTATTCTACAGGTGATATTAGGAAAAACCACAGTGGTGAGTTAGCTAATAAACTTACTGTATGTTTAAGAGAACTTTCAAAAATAGGTATCAAAGGTATTCTACAAGGTGATTTACTATTCACAAAAGGTGATGTAAAATCTCAAAGTATAGATGAAAGAGAATACTTAACATTTACACCAAATACAATCACATATGCAGTTGATAAAGATAGTGCAATAGGTAAAAGAATTGCAAGAGCTAGATTAGGTATTGTATTTCATACATCATATTCAGGTTCTAAAATGAGCAGTCTATCTGCTAGTTTTGGTTCACTTACAAGAATACCAAAATTAGGTTCTGTATTTGTAACAGACGCAACTTATAAAGATACATCTGGTTCAGCAACATTTAATCGTGGAGAAATGAGTCAGTTTGATAGTATTATAAGAATGGCTGAAGGATCATTAAGTAAAGCAGCTGTAGTTTTAAACCAGTTTGACATTTCTGATCCACTATCTGTAGGTTTTAGATTAAAAACTTTCTTTAACTATTATGTAAGAAACAATAGTGAACAATCAAAAGTAAAAGAATTAGTTAGAATGTTTAGAGATTATTACGAAAATATTTTACAACAAGAAATAGACGCTGTGAAAAGAGAAGATACGAAAATGAAATATAGAAAAATAATGGAACAAGGTTTAACTTTCATTGATAGAAACCAACAAGGTTTATATTTTTCTATTGCAAGTCATATGAGTTTACAAACAGCAAAGAGCTTTTTAATTAGAAAATTAAATCAGATACAATCAATTGGTCATTTTATTAGAACACCTGATGGTTTTAGAGTAACAAATCCTGAGGGTTATGTTGCTGTAGATAGAGTTAGAGGTGCAGTTAAACTTGTAGATAGATTAGAATTTAGTAGAGCAAACTTTAATATTGCAAAAGATTGGGTAAAAGGATAATGAATATTATTTTGATAGGTGGTCCAGGTTCAGGCAAATCTACTTATGCCAAATTTATAATAAAAGAATTTGGTATAGATCATATCTATCCTGGTGACTTGTTAAGAAAAGCAAAAGCACAAGGTGGAGAAATGGCAAAAAAACTAAGTGCTATAGATAAAGGTGGTTTTGCACCTAATGATATTGTAAAAAAACTTATGTTTGACGCAGTAAAGAAAGCAAAGAATGGTTTTGTATTTGACGGTTATCCTAGATATATGCAACAAGTAAAAGATTTAGAAGCTGAAGGCATAAAGATAGATAGAATTGTTTATCTAAATGTAAGTCCTGAAGAAGTTATTAGAAGATTAACAGCAAGAGGCAGACCAGATGATACAGTTGATATTATCAAAAATAGAATTGCTACATACAAGAAAGAAACTTTTCCTGTTGTAAAATATTATAGAAGAAAACCAGGTTTTATAGAGGTGCAAGCCGAGGGTGGTGAACCTGAAGATATTGCTAAAAAAATTATAAGTAAATTAAAAATAAAATCATTCTCAGAAATGAGAAATTTTATTACTGAGGGTGTTTATGATCCTGGTATATTCAAAGCTTTCTTTTTAGCAGGTGGTCCAGGCTCAGGTAAAACATTTGTTACGAATAGTGCATTTGCTGGTACAGGTTTAAAAGTAGTAAACTCAGATAACGCATTTGAATTAGGATTAAAGAAAGCAAACCTTTCAATCAAAATGCCAGATGAAGAAGAATACTTTAGAAATATTATAAGACAAAGAGCTAAAACAACTACGAGTACACAATTAGATACCTACGTTAATGGCAGATTAGGTTTAATTATAGACGCCACAGGTAGAGATTTACAAGTGGTACAAAGACAACACAGTATGCTTAAGAACTTAGGTTACGATAATTATATGGTATTTGTTAATACGAGTTTAGAGGTTGCATTAGAAAGAAATAGAAAAAGAGAAAGAACTGTACCTGAATATATTACAAAAAAAAGTTGGCAAGGCGTTCAACAAAACATTGGTTCTTTTCAAAGAATATTCAGTCCTAATAAAATGTTAATTGTAGATAATAATAGAAGTGAACAGGAATTAGTGACACAAACCCTAAATACTTGTAGTAGATTTATTAGAAGCCAGTTAAATAAAAAACCAGACAATCACATTGCAGTACAATGGATTAAAAAAGAACTAGAGGCTAAACGAAGAATATGATAACGTCATTTAAAAAATATATGGAGTTATATGCAGAGAAGAAGTGTCCAGAGGGTTACAAATTTGACGATAAGTTAAAAGTTTGTGTACCAAAAGGACCAAGAGTTTATTCGTATGGTATGAGAGGACCTGGCACACAAACAACCGATACATCAAATGGAGAAAACGGTAACGGCAATGGTAACGGAAATGGCAATGGTAATGGAAATGGTGGTAACGGTGCTGGTAATGGTGGTGGAGAATAATGAAATTTAAAGATTACATAACAGAAAGTATCATTGATATACCAAGAAGAACTTATGCACCTAAAGTATTTGATGAAGCTGATACTAATAATCCTAAAATTAAAGATAGTGTATTAAAACAAATAAACGATCAACTTGAAGCGTTTAAAGAATACCCTATTTTAAAAACATCTTTAATTGGTTCTATTCTTACAAAAAGATATAGAGAAGACGCAGACTTAGACATCAATGTTTTATTTGATGTGCCAAAAGATAAACAAGAAGTTGAAAGAGTTAACTTATCACAAAAATATCTATCAGCTAGTAATCCAAAAAATATTCAAGGTAAATTAATACCAGGTTCTAAACACCCTATTAACTATTACTTTATTACAGACCAAAAAACTTATGACGATCAAAATGAAAAAGCAGACGCAGTGTTTGACATTGAAAAAAATAAATTTGTAAAAAGACCAGATGATTTTGAATTTGATCCTAAGATGTATGTTTCAGATTTCAATAAAAAGGTACAAGAAATAGATGTTGTAAAAGGCGAACTAGCAAGAGATATTATTGATTATAATGAATTGCAAGATTTAACACCTAATGATGTATTAAATCTACAAGAATTAGTAAAAGATAAACTAGAAGAAATAGAAGATAGTTTAGAACAAATTATTAAAATAGGTGATGGTGTTGACGCAGATAGAAGAGCTGCATTTGATAAAGATATGTCACCAGATGAGATTAGACAATTTGGTGTTAAGAATAGATTACCTAAAAATGTTATCTACAAAATGTTAGAGAAGTATCACTATCTAAAATTCTATAAGAAGTGTAAAAAGATATTAGAAGATGGTATTGTAACAGATAAAGAAATAGATGATTTAGAAATGCACGAAAATAAAGAAGTAGATGATATTAAAAAGGCAGCTAAAAACTTTGCAAAAGGTATCTATGATAAACTAAAAATAATGGCAACAACATCAAAAAGATATGAATATGCAGCCAAAGTTTTACAAGATGTAATTGATAGAAAGAAAAGAGAAAGATATCCTGAACCATTACGACACGATATTGGTTGGTATGCAGCTGCTGTAGCAGATACATTTAAAGATATTGATAGTAAAAAATTACAATCTATGGTAAGAGAAGATACAAATAGAATACCACGAAAACCTGGCCAAAAAGCAGGTTCAGACAAACATAGTGATCTATACACAGATGAAAACCCTAAGGGTACAATACATGGTTTAGGTTTTGTTGACAAAGAAAAGGCAACACAATCAGTATCTAAAATAGAGAACTCAGGTAAAACTCATGCTCATAAAATACAGGCTGCAATAGCAATGTCACAAAGAGCTAAAGTTGCAAGTGAAAGAGCAAAAGATCCTGAAAAGAAAAAAGATTTAAAACAAGCACACTTAACTTATCAAAAATTTATTAATAAAAATAAGAAGTCAGAGAAAGTAGAAGTTAAAGAAGAAGTTATACAAGAAGCTAAATCAGTTGCATTTGCTTTTGGTAGATTTAATCCACCAACAATAGGACACGAAAAACTAATTAAGAAAGTTAGAAGTGTATCAGCAAATGATTACAGAATATTTTTAAGTAGAAGTGAAGACCCACAAAAAAATCCATTATCACCACAAGAAAAATTAAAGATAATGAAAAAGATGTTTCCGGCAAATGCTTCTAAAATAGAAATTAATAAAACCAATATGGTATTAGATTTGGCAACAGACTTATACAAAAAAGGTTTTAAAGAAATAAAAATGGTTGCAGGTTCAGATAGAGTTAGAGAGTTTGAAACTATATTAAAGAAATACAATAATAAAACAAACAGGCATGGATTCTACAACTTTGATAAGATAGAAGTTATATCAGCAGGAGAAAGAGATCCGGATGCTGAAGGCGCTTCAGGTATGAGTGCAAGTAAAATGAGAGCAGCTGCTAAATCAAATGATATTACAAGTTTCAAAAGAGGTTTACCAAGTGGTGTAAATGCTCAAGACATAATGAAACAAGTTAGAAAAGGTATGAAGTTGGCAGCTAGTTATGTTTATATGGGTAAAGCAAAACCTATGGCAAACTTAGAAGCATTTGAACAACAACAAATAAGAGATTTATATATTAGAGAAATAATCTTTAATATAGGAGATAAAGTAGATTATGTTAAAGAAAATATTGAAGGAAAGGTAGTACGAAAAAGTACAAACTATATTGTCGTAGAAGATACAAACGGCAACTTACACAAAGCATGGATTTGGGATTGTATTCCTAAAACTTCAGATAAAGAAGTAGCTATGCGAGAATTTAATTTAAATGTAGATTATGGATTTGAGGCTGTATCAGAGAAAAAGAATGACGGCCACACAGATAATCTACCACAAGACAGAGATGTCAAAAAAGTAAAAGGCACACAGCCTAAAAAATATTACAAAGATTTGTCTAAATCAGATAAAGAAAAAAGAGCTAAACACTTTAAGAATACAGATACAACCAAAGGTCCTTACAAGAAGGCTCCTGGTGATGATGAAGCGAAAACAAAACCTAGTAAACATACTAGTAAGTTTAAGAAGATGTTTGGTGAATTGGTAGTTGATTTGACGGATGCTTGTTGGAAAGGTTATAAACAAGTGGGATTAAAAGATAAGAATGGCAAAAAGGTACCAAATTGTGTACCTGAAGCGTATGAAATTGGCGCTGATTGGGCTAATCATACAAAAGAAATGACGCCTGGACAAACACCAGACGCTAAACCGAAGCCTGTTGGAAGTCAAGCAGATGATGAGAAAAAAATATCTAAAAAAGATATAGAAGAATGGGCTGTTGCAGGTGAAACAATACATAAATATAGGGAAAGATACGGTGAAAACTATCTAAATGAGATTGAAAAATCTAAAAAAGAGATGTTATTATCGTTTAAAGATTATGTTAAAATTTAGTGATTTTAAAGATAAATTAAGTAAAAGTGTTCACTATCACATAGAGAACAATATACCGTTTGCAGAAAATGTGTATAGAGTACATAGTGAAGAATTTTACAAACTGTTTAGAGAAGCAAGAGAGTTATATAATGAAGGCGCTCTTGTAGATTTAACAGAGTGGGATAAGAAGTTACTTGAAACTAACATAGGTGAGTTTGGAGAACTTGATGGTCAAAGAGTACCACTAGATTGTCCTATACAAGAAGAAGATAAGAAAGATCCTCCTTTGAATAAGCCAAAAAGAGGTGGACCTAAAAAGTTTTATGTATTTGTCCGTGATGGTGACAAAATTAAGAAAGTTACCTGGGGCGATACAACTGGATTGAGTGTTAAACTTAAAAATCCAGCAGCTAGAAAATCTTTTGCAGCTAGGCACAGATGTGACCAGCAAAAAGATAGAACAAAAGCGGCATATTGGGCATGTAATTTGCCGAGATATGCAAAGAGTTTAGGATTATCAGGTGGTGGAAATTTCTTCTGGTAAACCATATTCAGAAAGTAAAATTTCTGAAAACAAGTTTGTAAGAACCTTTGATGAAAAGGTTATTAATGATGAGTTAGTTTGGCACAGAGATAGAAAAAGTAGAACTATCAAAGTGTTGAATGGTAAAGGTTGGAAGTTACAATATGACAACCAATTACCAATTGAATTAGTAAATGGAGTAAAGTATTTTATAGCAAAGGGAACTTTTCATAGAATACATAAAGGTAAAAACAAATTAAAAGTAGAAATAGTAGAGGAATAAAATGTCATATAGAGAAATATTTACAGAAGCTTACAACAAAACAAAGCAGTCTGTAGTAAAAGAAGAAGATAAAGACCATGAAATATCTATGGCAAGAGGTGAGTTAGAAGCAATCTCAGACAAGGCTTTAAAATTATCCTCTATGTTACAAGGTAAATCAGATGAAGGTAATCCTTTAGAAGCATGGGTGCAATCTAAAATTACTAAAGCAAAAGATTACATCAATTCAGTTGCAGATTACATGGAATATAATCCAGATGACGCAATGGAAGAAACTCATACAGACGCAGAAACTATTGAAGAAAAATTTATGGATGGCTTTGCTGTTAGATTTTTAGATCCAGCTAATAAAAAAAGATTTGCAGTTGCTTATAAAACTAAAAAAGACGCAGATGATAAAGCTGCTCAATTAAAAAGAGATGGTCTAAAGGACATCACTATTACTAAACATAATTTAAACTTCAAAGAAACATACACAGTAGTTATCACTAAAAAAGATGGTACTAAAATGGAACTAGGCAAATATAATACACCTGCTGAAGCACAAAAATATGTAGATATGTATGGTAAAGGCGCTGAAGTTAAAAAAGAAGAATTTACAACAGAAGCTGAACTAGAATTATTAGAAATGAATGATTATGGTTTATTAGGTAAAATTACACCGAATCAAATAGCTAACATCAAAAAGACATGGGCAAAGAAAACACCTGCTGATGTTACTAAAGGCATAAAAGATATGTTAGATAAAATGGATGTTCCTAGTAAGGTATCAATTCAAATGGCCGGTATAAATGTATTATCCGATTTAGTCAGAAAAGATATGGAGAAAAAATAATGCAACTTTCAGAACAAAACTTATTAGACCTAAAAACTCAATACGAAGATTTAAGAGGTAAAACATTAGACGAAGATAAAATTAAAGCTATATCTTCTATGTTGGAAAAATTAAAAGTAGAAACTTTAGAAAAAATTAGTGAGATGGATATTGCCATTATTTCTGAGATTGCTTTAAAGAAAATACCAGCTAGAGAAGAAGAACAAATAGAAGAAATTAAAGCTGAGATGAAAAAAGATGACGCTTATGCTATTGGTATGGCACAAGCGAAAAAATCTATGAATGATGAACCACCTTTAGAAAAGAAAACAATCGAAAAGGGACATGAAATTGCTAAGAAGATTATAGCAAAAGAAGAAGACGCTTACGACAACGATAGATTTATTATCAAAAATGGTAAAGCAACAACAGATAATTCTAATACAGCTGATAAAAAAGATCACGTTTATGCACCGAATGCTAAAATAGCTTTACAACTTCATAAACAAGGAAAAAAAGTTTATAAAGAAGAATTAGAAGAAGCAACATATGGTTGGACTTTAGTTTCAAAAGCAAAAGACATTGCTAAAAAGTTTAAAGATAATATGACTAAAGCTATAGCAGAAATAGAAAAACTAGAAAAAGGTTTATCTAAAAATCCTACAGTGGATGCTGAACTAAGAAAATATAATGAATCTAAAAACGAAAATGCAGATTTCAAATTAAGAGCTAGAAAAGTCTTTGAAGGTATTAAACAAAGAATGAAAGAAACTGGTTCTATGTCAGTTGCTGATATAAAAAGATTAGAAAAACAAGGCATGAAACCAAAAGATAAAAAAGATGAAGATTTAGAAGAAGGTAGAATGAAGGACATCTTTACAGCAAATAAAGAAGGCGAAAGTGCTGAAGAAATTTCTAAAAGATTAAAACTACCTTTAAAAACTGTCAAAGGTATATTAGGTGAATCGCACTATAAAGTGAACAGCCATGTGATGATGAACGGCAAACTAGGCCAAATTGTTGCAGTAGGATCACCACAAGTTGGAGCTTATTACAGTGTTAAAGTAAGAGAAAAAGGTTTTGATAAAATTGTAAGAGCAAAAGCAGACGACTTTACAGTTGTTGAGTATGCTGAAATTACAGATGAACAAATAAATTTATTATCTGAGTTTACATCCGATATGATTAAAAAATTACAAAAATCATATGCTGATCTAAAAGGTAAAACACTATCGCCTGATAAGGCAAATGCTTTATCAAAACATTTAGATAGATTAGATTTAACATCTTTAAAACAATTAGTTAAAGCAGATATACCTTTTGTAACAGGTATTGCTAGAAACAAAGTTTACAAAAAAACTGGTAAGTTTGAAAATGCTAAGAGATTAGTAGAAACAATAACTGCCGTAAAAAATAAAGCAGAAAAAACAGGCATGCCTTATGGTGTACTTAAAAAAGTATATGATAGAGGAATGGCAGCTTGGAAAGGTGGTCACAGACCTGGTGCAACACAAGTACAATGGGCTCTTGCTCGTGTAAATTCATTTGTAACTAAATCAAGTGGTACATGGGGTGGTGCTGATAGTGACCTAGCAAAACAAGTTAAAGGGAGTAAAAAGTAATGACAAAATATTTAAATACAAGAGATGGATCAATTGAAGACGCAACAGTAAAAACATTTGAGAAGAACATCACTTTTGAAAAAAAAGAAATTAAATTAGAAGCACCAAAAAACAGATACTTAGATACAAGAGAAACTTCATTAGAAGCAGCTGTAACTAAAGTAGTAACTGAAAATACTATGTGGGAAGACTCAGCAAAAGAACAAGCAGAGATAAAAGAGAAAGCAAAGTATATGAAGGCTGAAATGGGTGACTATCAAGCTAAGTTTAAAAAAGAGTTAGAGAAAACTGGTAAATCAATATCTCAAATGTCAGATGACGAAAAGAAAAAGTTTTTTGACAAAATGGATAGTAAACATAAAGCAGATAATGAAGCTGTTGATCCAGAAACTTTAACAAATTTNAGAAACAAAATATCTGATACAACTGCTAAGGTTTCAAAAGTTGATAGAACTGAACCTGCTGGTAAAGCAAAAGCAGATATTATGCAATCTCAATTAAAAACAGATAAATTAAAGTTACAAGATTTGATGAAAAAACAGGCAGCCGACAATACTAAAAAAGAAGGCTACGAGGGTAAAACTTACAAGTCATATAAACACATGAAAAAAGAAGCTCAAACGGCTAAGAACATGAAAATGACTATGACTAAGAAACCTGTTACACCTATTGAAGTTGATCCTACTGTAACTGAAAAAGATAAAAAATAATCAAACTGTTCTTGCTTTGTTCTCATAGCTGTGACAGAAAGGCACTTGCCTTTTTCAACTGTTTATGATAGTATAATGGCAAGAAAACACTATGAAACATTTACCTAAAATATATTGTGATATGGACGGCGTGCTTTGTGACTTTCCAAAAGGTATTGAGAAAGTTATTGGCAAGAATATCAATCAATGGTCATACGGATCAAAATCTGAGAAGTGGAACCCAATAAAAAACACACCTAAATTCTGGCACACATTACCTTGGACATCTAGTGGTAGAACACTTTGGAATTTTATTAAGAAATATGATACACATATCCTATCAGCTTATGTTGAAGAAACATTTGATCCTAACTGTATACCAGGTAAATCACATTGGGCTAGAACAAACTTAGGACTATCATCTAACAAAATTAATCTAGTAAGAAGAGCTGAAAAACAAAATTACGCTACGAATATGGGTAAACCATGTGTATTGATTGACGACTATTTAAAGAATACTACACAATTCAAACAAAAAGGTGGTCATGGTATAACTTACGTTAACGCCAACCAAGCAATTTCAGAATTAAAAAAATTAGGCTTTTAAAACTATTATATATATTATATTATTATGAACAGTGTAAACCGATGGCAACGTCTTTTAGAAAAAAAAAGGCTCTTAAATATGAAAAGTGAAAATAAAATGAATGTAAAAAATATTATTATCGTAGGTGGTGGTACATCAGCATGGTTATCAGCAGCCTATCTATCACACAATCTTAAAAACGCAAAAATTACCGTAATTGATAAAGAAATAGGAAAACCTGTTGGTGTAGGTGAGGGTACTATTTTAAACTTTGGTCCATTTTTAAAATATTGTGGTTTGGATGAGAAAGATTGGTTTAATAAAATAAACGCAACTTATAAAGCAGGTATTTTATTTAAAGATTGGCAAAGAGATAACGAAGATATTTGGCATGGCTTCTACTATAATCCAAGATTATATAAAAACAATACACTATACGATTGTTATACACATAATAAAGATTATTCATTCAAAGATATAAGTCCGTTATGTAATCTATCTCTAAAAAATAAAATAGATTTACAAGAAATGGACTGTAAGTTTACAGAGGAAAAAGAAAACTATTATGCTTATCATGTTGACGCTAGCCAATTAACAATATTTTTACAAGAGTATTTAAAAGATAAAGTTGAATTTATAGGTTCAGAGGTTGTAGATATACAACGAAATGAAGATAATGTAACTGGTTTAAAACTTAAAAATGGTCAATCATTAAATGCTGATTTATATATTGATTGTACAGGTTGGAGAAGTATATTAAGTTATGCACCTCTAAAAGTAAGTTTAAAAAATAGATTATTTGCTGACACAGCTATTGCTAGTAGAATACCTTACTTAGATAAAGATAAAGAGAATACACCATATGTACAATCAAATGCTGTTGAACATGGGTGGATGTGGATTATACCTACACAACAAAGAATTGGATCAGGTTTAGTATTCAATAGAAGTGTAACTGAGGTAGATGAAGCAAAAGAATGGTTTAAAAAGTTTTGGTCATCACACAAGACAGAGTGGGAAGACCCTATAAAAGTATTAGATTGGACACCACAATATAAAGAGAATATGTGGGAAGGCAATGTTGTATCAGTAGGATTATCTGCTGGCTTTATTGAGCCATTAGAAAGTACAGGTATTGGCATGATTATGGAGGGTATTGTCCAATTATATGCTCAAATACAAGATTATAATTTTGACGAAAACAAAAGAAAAGACTATAACTCTATATGTAGTGAGTTTTTTGAAAACAGTATTGACTTCATTAATATGCACTATACAAAAATTGATAGATCAACCAAGTTTTGGGATTATGTTAAAGAAATGAACACAGGACCTAATAAACTAAAAGACTTATTTTTAGGATATATGAACGATCCACATAAAACTATGGTAAATACAGAAATTGCTAATGACTTCTTTACAACAAACAGTTGGTACACATGGTTATTTCAATTAGGATATGATTTTAAATCTAAAGAACTAGACATAACACCTGAACAAAGTAGAGATTTAATTGAAAGATATTACAAAGAAGTAGAGTCCGTAAGAGAAAAAAAAGAAACCGTATTATTACATAATACTCACATCTCCAACATTAAAAATATATAAATATACAGTATATATCAACAAATTGAGTACCTTAACAATTAACAAAGGGAGAGAATAATATGTCAAGTTGGACAGCAACAGACGAAGCAGCTGGAGCACCTTTATGGGCTTGCACAAGCGCAGGTTTAGCACCATCTTCTTCAAATAGAACAAACTTGTTTAAAGATGAAACAGCAGATAATTTCATAACTGGAATTACTATCGGTTTATACAATGTCAGTGACGCAGAAATCACAGCTGGCACACACACATCCGAAGACGGTTCAACATCTAACTCAATCGCAGGAACAGCTCATACAGGCTGGAACCTAAGAACAATTGGGTCAGGTGGTAGAACAGGTAGAATCCAAATGGAAACTATCGTTTGTTTAACATCAAACTAATAAATTAAAATATGGGCGTCCTTAGGGACGCCTATATACTATATGAGTAAATTGATGTAGGAAATTACCTACAGTAGCATTCCCCATAAGGGGTTAACAGGAGAAAACAAATGGCAGACAAAAAAATAACGGCATTGTCCGATTTAGGTGATTCTTTAGCAGCAGTGGATTTATTCCATGTTGTAGATGATCCATCAAACACACCAATTAACAAAAAGATTACAGCTGAGAATGTATTTAATAACATACCATCTTGGTTAGGAATTAAACAAACATCACAAGCAATTGTAGCAGATGGTTCTACAAATACAGCTGTTGATGTTACTTCAGCGATTACTGAAATTAATGCAACAGCGGCTACTCATGCCGGTGCATTAGCAGACGGAGCTGATG